TCCCCGAGCCCGGCCCGACGGGTGATCACCTTCCACCGCTCGCGGAGGGCGGTGTCGCTCGCCGGCCAGAAGAACAGCGCCGGCTGATCGTGCCGGGACACCTGGTCGACGAGGTCGGCGACGTGGTCTGGAAGCTGGTAGGCCGCCGGCTTCCGGCTCCCCTTCCTGGCCGTCGCCGGCACGGCCAGCCAGGGCCGCGACCAGCCCGACCGCTCGACCCGGAGGACGGCCGTGATCCGCTCGCCGGAATAGAACAGGACGCCGAGCAGTGCCTGGAACCAGACCGGGGCCGGGATCGGACCGACCCAGCCCCGCACCACGCCACAGGAGGCCCACAGGCGGGCCAGCTCGTCGGCCGTGAACGCCCGGGGGGTCTTCTCCGGGATCAGTTCGGGGGCCACCAGCGGCCGCAGGCGGACCAGGGCGCGGGCCTGGGCGAGGTTCCACAGGGCCAGCAGGCCGGACCGCTCGCGGGCGACGGAGTTCGGCGACAGCTTCGCGGCCCTCGCCGCCAGGAACCGGCTCACGACCAGGTCGTCGAAGTCGTCGAGCGTGGCGGGCCGCTCGAGGTGGAGGCTGAACTGGCGGATCGCGTGACGGAGCAGGCGGACCGATTCGGGCGACCGGCCGCGGAGTTTGAGCGGGACATAGACGGTATCGAGAAACGTATCGAGCGACATCATGGCGACCTCTTACGGAGGGATAGGTCGCGTCCATGCGGGGGGCCACCGGAAAATCCGTGCGGCCAGCACCCTTGGTCCATTCGGATGCCGCTGGCGCAGGTCGTGCGGGTTGTGACCCCCGAAGGGGTGGAGATCCTGTCCCCGCCATTGGCGAACCTTCGGATCCCGTCCGGGGATCCGAAGGTTCGCCCGATCCCGCCAGCAGGGAACGCTACGCGCGGCCGGACCCCCAGGGCAAGTCGGCCCGTATTGATTCACGGAGGAGGGGCCCTACGATCCGGGCCATGAAGATGTCCGTCCGACTGCCACCGAAGCGCCGCGTATGCGGCACCCAGGAAGCCGCGGAAATCTACGGATGCCGCGTTTCGCACATCCGCGGCATGGCCACCCGCGGCGAAATCTGGTCGGAACAAGTGTCCGCGCGGGCCTTCGTCTACGACGCCGACGAGATCGAGCGCCTGGCCGCGGAGCGAGAGCGGCTCCGCAAGGCCGGCAAGCTCTGCGGCCGCCGCCCAGGCGGGCGGAAATCGGCCTAAAGTGCCACGGTTTTGCAGCCGAAAAAAATGCTGTTGACGATTTGGAGATAACTCCATATCGTCTGGCCCATCGTCACGGAGGACGACATGAACGTCGACTTTTGGATCGAGCTGCTGGTGATCGTTGCCCGGCTGATCGCGGCCGGTTCGTTTTAGAGATACCGACACTTCACAGGAGACATCGGCATGGATGCCATGGAACGGATGCCAGGTGATGCGGAGGCCGCCGCGGCGGTGGCCGGGATGGCCGAGACCTACGGCCACGCGATCAGGGTGGGGGAGGAGCACTGGTTCCAGCCGTCGGTCGGCGCGATGCCGATCCCGGGCCGGGTGCTCGACGCGAACGCCGGCGGAATGATCGTGATCGCCGACCGGTCGGGGACGGAGCACATCATCCACCCCACCATGATCGCGGAGTTTTGACCCATGGTTCAGGGAAGACACCGCGCCATGTACCGCAAGGGTCCGGAACACCGCTGGGCGCAGCGGCGGGCCGAGATCGTTCAAAAGCTGATCGCCCCCGGCCGGGTCCTCGAGCGGCTGGTCTCCGAGATCCGGCCGGTCGGGGTGAACACCTACTTTATCCCGGCCGGGGCCGCGCTGCTGCTGCGGGCGAAGGCCACGCTGGACGAGTTCCGGCCGCTCGCGAACGACACCGAAGGGGAGGTGTTCGAGTGACCATCGTCCACGGTCTCGTGATCGCGGTCGCGGCCATGGCGGCCACCTTCGTGGTTGTGGCCCTGGCTGGGCTGGCCCTGGTCGCGATCCAGATTCAGGAGGAGCGGCACGGCACGGGATGCCGGGCCGCAGGAAGCCGGCGGAGCCGGCGGGGACAGGGATGCAACCGGCCGCGGGTGGCGGAGCCCGCCCGCGGCGTTTTTACCCAAGGAGAGTGAGATGGCGCTGAAGATCGAGCGAGGGATCAGGAAGGGGGCCGTCCGCGGGGTGGCCTACGGGACCGAGGGGATCGGGAAGTCGACGCTGGCCGCCCAGTGGCCCAACCCGGTGATCCTCGACACCGAGGACGGGACGGGGCGGCTCGACGTGGCCCGGGTGCGGTGCCCGGACTGGATGACCCTCTACGGGGCGCTCGTCGATCTGAGCGGCGACCCCCAGGGGTTCGGGACGGTCGTCATCGACTCGATCGACTGGGCGGAACGGTCGCTGCTCGATCACATGCTGAAGAAGGACGGAAAGCGGTCCGTGGAGGACTACGGATTCGGGAAGGGGTTCGTGAAGCTGGCCGAGCAGTTCTCGACGCTGCTGGGCCTCTGCGACCAGATCGTCGACCGTGGCGTCCACGTCCTGCTGGTCGGTCACTCGACCGTGAAGCGGACGAGCCCGCCCGACATGGACGAGGGCTGGGACCGCTACGAGCTGAAGCTGTCGAAACAGGTCGGGCCGCTGGTCAAGGAATGGTCCGACCTCCTGCTGTTCGCCAACTACCGGACGCGGATCGTCGAGGGTGCTGACGGCCGCAACCGGGCCAAGGGCGGAAAGGAGCGGGTCCTGTTCACGGAGCGGACCGCGGCCTGGGACGCGAAGAACCGGTTCGGGCTGGCCCCGGAGATCCCGATGACGATCGAGGCCCTGGGCCCGATCTTCGCGGCCGCGCCGGCCCCGTCCGCCACCCGGGCGGAGCCCAGCCTGTTCGACCGGCTGGCCGAACGGATCGCCGCCTGCAAGATCGTCGAGGCCCTGGGGAAGGCCGGCGACTACGTCGAGCAGATGGGCAGCGAGGGCCAGCTGACGGCCGACCAGGTCAAGCAGCTCGAGGCCCTGATCGGCCAGCGACACGACCAGATCGAGCCGGAGGTGGCGAATGCCTGAATGGCACACCACCTGGACGCGGATGCGGGGCGACTGGCCCGCGGCCGGGATCACTCGCCGGCAGCTCGAGCAGCTGCTGATCGACGAGCGGATCGCGATGGGGATCTGGGAGGTGAAACGGGTCCTCGAGGCCGCGGGCCTGTGGCCACCGCCGAAGGCCTACGGCCACTTTTCATATCAGCCGGAACACGTTGAGGCGGTCCGAGCGTATGCGGACCGCGAGGGTTTGGTCTTGCGAGTCAGGGAGGAGTCGGCCCATGCGGTTTGAACAGTTCGACCAGGACTACGAGGCGGCGGAGCAGCTGCTGCCGGACGGGGATCACGAGTGCGAGATCGTCAAGGTGAAGGAGTGGTTCGCCAAGGACCAGAGCCGAACGGCGCTGGTCGTCACGCTCCAGCCGGTCGAGGGCGAATACTCGCCGATCGAGAAGTGGCTGGACCCGTCACAGAAGCGGGACCACAAGTCGGCGATGCAACTCCTGGACGCGCTGGGGATCCCCCGCGACCAGGACCTGGGCGACGACGCGGTCGGTCGGCGGGTGATCGTCACGACGAAGCGCGGCACGAAGAAGACGACCGGGGAGCCGGTGATCTACGTTAACGGGTTCGCCGCGTCGGCCAACCCCGGGACGGCCGCCCCGCCGGCGAAGGCCGCGGCCCGGACCTCGAAGCAAAAGGTCGAAGCCGCCGGCCAGGGAGGGTCGCCCGATGACATCCCATTCTGATCGGTTCGAGCACGGAGAGACCGTCTGGGAAGCGTTCGCGTGGATCTCGAACGACCAGCGGCCCTGCTACCGGATCCGGCGGGCCACGTTCGAGCGGCCGCAGCGAGGGTACGAGCTGCTGCACTACGACGACGGCCGCGTCGACCACTACTGGCCGACGACGGACCAGCGGGTATTTCGGCACCACGTCGAGGCCGTGGCCCACTGCCAGGGCATTTTCGCCAGGCTCCGTCGTGACCTCGAGAACGCCATCTACGAGGTCATGTCGCTCGAAGACGACCATCCGGCCGGTCCCGGCCGTAGCGGCATCACGACCGCAGGGACAGCGCCGCCGGAGGTCGCGAAGTAACACCGGCCGTCGGCACCCAGGAGCGGTTTACCTTCCCGAACCCTGGACCGACCGTCCGCCCCACGTCACGGGGCCAAATCACCACGGAGGGACTCATGATGTTTCGATGGATGCGAGAGCGGCGGCAGCGGGCCCACCTGGCGGAGGTGGCCCGGGTGCTGGAGGCGGAGAATGAGCGGATCCGGTCGGAAAACGCCCGGATGATGGTGTTGATTCGGGCCCTGCGTGACGTCAACGCGGACCTCGACCGGCGGCTCGTCGGGGAGGTGCGCGACTGATGCCGCCGAAGGTTGCAACACGGTCCAGCCTGGAACAGGTCGCCATCCTCGACGCGATGATCGCCCGCCCACGAGGGGCGGCCCTCTGGGAGATGGCCGAGGCCATTGGATCACACGAGAAGACGGTCCGCCGTCACATCGCATGGATCGAGCGGATGTTCGGTCTGGAGACCTGGTCGATGGGGCACGGGGCCTACAAGCGGTGGCAGTACCGCGACGGCCTGGAAAGCATCTTCACACGCGAGGCTCGCCAACGGATCTGGAGGAAGTCGTGAGCGACTACTACCCCGAGCGGGCCGACTTCGGCCCCCTGTTCAGCCAGGCCGCCGCGCCCCGCCAGGCCGGCATCGACGCCGGGGCCGCCTGCCTGAAGAAGGCCGAGCGGCGCGGCTTCGACGCGGACGCGGCCCGGGCCGCGGTGCTCGAGCTGCTGGCCGACGGCCGGCCACGCTCCGGCGAGGAGATCGTCGACCACTGCCAGCGGCTGGGCCTGGTCCCGCACGACGCCAGGGCCTTCGGGGCCGTGATCGGGACGCTGGCCCGCCGGGGGCAGATCGAGGCGGTCGGGTTCGCGGCCCGGAGGAAGGGCCACGGGACGGCCGGGGCGCGGGTGTGGAGGGTTACAAATGGCCGGTGAATGGATTCCCTACGACGTCTGCCTGCCCCAGAAGCCGGAGGTCCTCGAGCTGGTCGACCGGACGGGGCTGGCCCCCGACCAGGTCGTCGGCCGGCTCCTGATGCTCTGGGGCTGGGCGGCCCTGAACAGCTCCGACGGGACGGCCCGGATGTCGGTCCGGCTCCTGGGGAGGATCTGCGGGGGCGACGAGGACTTCTGGCGGGAGGTCGAGGCGGTGGGCTGGCTGGTGATCGACGGCGACAACGGAACTGTGGCGATCCCCGGATGGGAGCGTCGGTTCTCGAAGTCCGCGAAAACCAGGGCCATGCACTCCGTCCGGGCCGATGATGCGCGGTCGCGCACGGGTGCGTGCGCTGTCGCGCACGGGTCGGTGCGCAAACGCGCACCAGAGAGAAGAGATAGAGGAGAGAGAAATTCTTCTTCTTCCCCCGGGGATGCTGCGCAGGGGGACCAGGGCAGCGGCCCTGCCGGGCCGCCCGGCTGGGACACGCTCCGGAAGGCCTGGGCGGCGGGGACTGGGAGGCCCTGGAAGCTGCCGGACGCCCCGGACAAGGTGGCGGACCGGCTGGCGGAGGAGGGATGGTTCCAGAAGGCCCTGGCGGCGATCGAGGCCCTGCCACGGTGCCGCTACTTCCGGGACCCCGTGACCCTGCCGCAGCTGGTCGCCCCCGGCTTCGTGGACAAGGTCCTGGGTGGGCAGTTCGACAACCCCCGGGAGCAGCGCGGCGGCCCCCGGCCGGGCGACGAGCGCCGCCCGGCGGCGGAGGCCGCGTCGGAGTGGGCCCGCGGGGCTTCGGAGCAGGCGGCCCGCCGCCAGGCCTACCTCGAGGCGAAGGCGGCCAAGGGGTCCACGGCAGAGCCGGGGGACGGGGACGACCTGGAGCGGACGAAGGCGGAGATGATCCGCAAGCTCCGCGAGGGGGCGGCCTGACCATGTACCTGGCCATCACCCCCGACGAGCTGCGGGACGCCTGCCGGGTGGTCTACGAGCCGGAAGCGTACAAGGACGCCCCGGCCCAGATCTTCTTCGACCACTTCGTCGGGGTTCCGCTGACGACGTTCGTCCGGGTGTCGTTCCCGGAGAAGTTCCAGTATCGAGCCCTGACGAACCTGGAGAAGCTGCGGGACGTCCTGATCAGCCGTCACGGCCAGGCGAACGTGGTCTTCTGCGTGTATTACAACCTGATGGACCGCGACGACCTGTCCCGCCATTCGATCGAGATCGCCACGCGGTGAACGCTTTCATTCAGCAGCGGTTTTCCGGCACCGGAAAATGCTGAAATCGTGGAACGTGAAGGATCAGGAGCGGCGAGACAGGGCAGACACCGGCCCGATAATCCGGCACGCCGAACCCGAGGCTGAAAACGATGAACGATGCGAATGAGCAGACCTGCCCCTACGTTGTCGGTCGCACGACGCTGCACTGCTCGCTGACGCCTTTCACGCTCACCGACGAGGAGTTGAAGGCGATCCGAAGGGCGGCGGCAGTGGCAGACGAGATGCACGACTTGCGGCTGAAGGCTGCGCTGGGCGGCCTGCTGGAACGACTAGGCTGAGAACCAGTGTTTCTGCGGTTCCCGATAGTTGCGCCAGCCGTCGTGATAACCCCGCTCGATTGAAACCTTGGCCACGCGGTGAACGCTGGACTCGCGCCGCGGATCGCCTACCGTGGCGGGCCGCATGGATGCGACCGCGATCACGTTCGAGATCCCCGGCCAGCCGTTCCCGCAGCCGCGGGCCCGGATGGCCAGGAACGGCCACGTCTACACGCCGGACAACGGGATCGCGGGCTACAAGGCCGCGGCGGTCCTGGCGGCCCGGATCGCGGCGGCCGGCCGGACCCCGTCGGCGAACGCCCACGCGATCGACCTCGAGTTCGTGATCGAGCGGCCGCCGTCCCATCGACGGAAGGACGGGTCGCTGACGGCGAAGGCCCCGCTCTGGCCCCCGAAGCGATCCGGGGACTGGGACAACCTGTGCAAGGGGGCCTGTGACGCGATCACGGACTCCGGCTCCGTGTGGCTCGACGACGACCAGGTCGTCGAGTGGAGCGGGCGGAAGCGTTACGCGGCCGACGGCGAGCGCCCGCGGACGATCGTCACGATCCGGAGGCTCCAGTCATGAGCAGGCTTCCGATTCGGGCACGGGACGGGACGAACCAGTTCCGCGGCTCCCGGCGGAACGTCCTGACGGCCAGGCAGATCCAACAGGTCCGCCAGGCCTGGCTCGCCGGCGAGACCCAGCAGCAGATCGCCAACGCGATCGGGGTGAGCGTGGACACCCTGAAGGCCCGCCTCCAGGACCAGCTCGCCAGCCTGCCGAAGCGCGGCCGCGGCACCGGGGGGCGACGGCGGCCGAACGATCCCACCGAGGAGGAGATCTACGGCCGGCTGACGCTGCTCGAGCAGCAGGCCTGGAGCGACGAGGAACGCGACCAACGCTGGCGGGGCCAGGTTCAAGGGACCGGCCACCCACCCCTACCCTGACACCATGACCAGAATCCCCCCGCCGCGCCGCAGCCCGCCCCGGAACAACCGGATCCTCTCGCTCTTGCGGAAGCAGCTGCGGCGGAAGCCGGCCACCCCGAACACGATCCTGACCGAGGCCGGGAACCAACTCCAGGCCGAGAACGGCCACTTCCTCCGGACGGAGCAGTAACACCATGGCAGACGTCAAGATCTCCGAACTACCGTCCGGCAGCGCCGCCGCTGGGGCGATCGTCCCGGCCACCAACGCGGCCGGCACCGAGACCCAGAAGGTCACGATCGGGTCGATCGTGGACCTGGCCAGGACCAACACGGTCCAGAGCCCGGCGGAGATCACCGCGAACCAAAACAACTACGAGCCTGGGGCCGGGAAGGACATCTTCCGGCTCACGGCCAACGCGGCCCGGAACATCACCGGGATCGTGGCCCGGAACGACGGGGACGCGATTCTCCTGATCAACGTCGACTCGACCGACGCGATCACCCTGAAACACGCCAGCGCCGACTCGACGGACGTGAACCGGATCCTGGTCCCCTGGGAGGGCGACTACGTCCTGGCCGCCAAGGGCGGCGCGGCCCTGCTCGTGTACGACGGCACGACGGACCGCTGGCGCGTGATCTGAACGTCGTCACA